AGGGCTGAATACAACTGGAGTTACTACACTTTGGTCATATGTTCTATCAGTTCCTTTGTAGAGCTTAAATACATACTTGTTATTCTTAATATATACATCCCAGCCGTATCCGTAAGTAGTACATATCTGCTCTAACCACTCTGCTAGATTTTCTCCCAAAAGCTGAAGCTCTATAGTATCTGTAAAATTATTTATTGTATCCAGGATAAAATTATCTATAGCTCTGTATGACTCTGAAGGGCTTATTATATTTTCAGTTATGACTTGTCTTATCCCTATTTCAGCATTCCCAGTAAGGTTGGTCTGCTGCCATACTATCCTACGTTTAAGTAGGTCATTCTTAAGACCCTTGCCAGTAAGAGTGAGTATCCAGCCTTTTTCTGTGTCAAAATCTAACTTATAACCCTGGATAACCATTACATTAGTATATCCATCTGTTGTTACATCTATATCTCTAACTAAGTAAGCTCCCGGTTTAAGTATGTTTACATTCTTAGTACTGGCATTAACTACAAGCTGGAAGTCATTCTGACCAAAATACTGCATATTCCATATACAAGACTGATAGGAGCTTATAATATCAGTAGCTCCATTCAGTCCATTAAGTACATATATATCCATATTTATACCCCCTCAAACTGGTCAGTTAAGATGCAGTACGCATCTAAGTTCTCAGGGTTAGTTTCAGCTGTAGTCATAAATAAGTTATCCCCTGGATTAAGACTAAACCAAGTAGAACCATTGACTAAGTTGCTGATAATATTAGTGGTAACTCCATCATGAGTGAGAGTAACTGTTTTCTGCTTCTTTTTAGTATTTATATAAATAGTGTCACCTTTAACCAGTGAGATATTAAGCTTGAAATATTTATTAGTACTTGACTGATATATTACTGGATCAGTAAGAGGGCCTCTTGCAGTCAAGTAAATCTCCAAACCAGTCTCTACATCTCCATTATTTATTATATCTTTCTCTTGCTCTGCCGTTATCTCACTGAAAGCAATAGGATCAGATATACTAAATGGAAACTCAAATAGTCCTTGAATACTTGAGAAGTCTACCAGTTCAGTCTCTGAACCATTGAAGAAGGGTTCAGGACATAGTATAACAATCTGAGCTATTTGCTTTTTATTGAACATCTCAATTTGAATAGTCTTGCAGTAGCCATCTATAAATACATCTCTGGAATCATTTTTATAAAATAGTCTCACTGGATACTTATTCTTGAAGTATTTATATAGATTTATTCTATTTGCCTCAGCTGGGCCATTAATAGCCATAGTTATAGTAATTTGTCTGTTATCGACATATGAGCTATTAAATACTGACCCGTCTGAGTTGGCATTTCTTGTGGTATTAATGACTGCATCAGGTGGATCAAGACCTTCAATACTTTCAATGACATAAGCATCATTATGGGTAAGCTCCATCTGCTGACCATATTTATTTTGAGCAATTAATGTATACATTCTTACCCTCCTTAAGTCATAGCCTTAACCATTGCTACCTGTTGTCTTCTAGCCTGATAAGTTTCAAGAGCTGATAAACTCTTAGGACTTGTATTATTCTGAGTCAGATTATAATTATTTATTACATTAGTAGTCTGACCAACTGAACCACTACCACCTATTGAAGCTTTCATAGATCCTAAGTCAACTTTCATATTATCAAGTGGAGTTGCTACAGTCTGAGCCATAGTCTGAGCTGTCTTTTTAATATCAGTTAAAGTACCTTTAAGACCATCTATAAGACCTTCACCAGTATAATCTCCTATGACTTCCATAACCTTGCTTGGGCTGCTTATCTTAAGCTCTTTCTTAAAGTTATCCACCATAGACTTAACAAATGTCTTTACTTCTTTACTCATGTAATCAGTGTTTTTAGTAAGCCCTTCAACAAACCCCTTCATAGACTGATTACCAAGCTCTTCCAGTTGTTTGGGTAAACTTGCAAGGGCTGTGTTAAGCTCTGTCTGATACTCTTCAGCAACTTTATCTATATCCTTCTTATAAGTCTTTTCTGCCAACTGTTCAGCCGTTGCCATCTTCTCGTCATAGGCATTAGAGTAAGCTTTAAGGTCTGCATCTGATAGAGCTAAGAGCCTATCCATAAAAGCATTACCCTCTTTCATTTCATAGCTTGCAATTTCATCAAATAAACCAGAGGATACTTTATCTTTAATCTTCTGAAGCTTACTAGCATAGTCCTTAATCTGCTTAGTCTGTTCAGTTATGTCATTAACAGTCATAACTCCAGCTCCTGAGATACTGAACAGCTCCCCGGCAGACTTAAGCTTAGTGGTCAGTATATCTTGCTTATTTACCAGCTCATCATACTTAGCTTGGAACTTATCACCTATTCCATTCAGTGTAGTGTTAATAAGATCCTGAGCCTTACTACTGTAGTTATTAATAGCCTCAGTAAACTCACTTATCATCTCTACTGAAGCATCCTGATAAGCCGTCTTATACTTATTCTGAACAGCTATGAGCTTAGCATATTTGGTCTTCTCAGCTGCTATCTGCTTGTCAAATGATACATCAGATGCAGCTATAAGCTTCTTAGCGTTTTCTTTCTCAGCCGTTATCTTCTTGTCAATCTTGGCTTTTTCATTCTTATCTGTAGTCTTCTGCTTAGCTTGTTCAAGGTCTAATAGTTTGGCATTACTATTATTTTGGATTTGAGCCGTCTTATTAGCCCTTTGTTGTTCAATCTTAGCTATAGCTTTATTCTGTCGAGTCTCAATCTTAGTTATCTCTTTATCAAACTCAGCAAGCTTCTTTTCGTTTTGATAGGTCATCTTATTGACCATATAATTAGTCTTAGCAGATAGCTTGTCTGCAAGCATCTCAGCAGCACTTGATCCAGCTTCAGAGAACTGGTAGTTGCTTACTTTGGATACTTCCTTAACAGCTGCTCCTACTAAGTTCTTAACAGTTTTAACTAAGTTTTTCTGCTGAGAGGATATACCATTGATATAACCCTGAGTAAAGTACTTACCTGACTGATAAGTAAGTTTAGAAGGTGATCCTTCTTGCTGTCCACTCTTTAAAGCATTAAGTGCTGTCTTTGCCAAGTTCCATGCAGTAGTCCAAACTGAATTAGTTTTATTATTCATACCATTAATAAAACCTTGACCAAAGTTCTCACCTGAAGTCTGAGTAAGTCTTGAAGGTGAACCTTCCTGAATGGATGAACTAAGAGCATTAGTTGAGATTGTTCCAAGGTTAGAAGCTGAGCTTGATGCTTCTCCACTCTTAGAGTTAATACCTTCAATGTATCCAGCTCCAAAGTTTTCACCTGACTTCTTACTGTCTCCAGTTGGTTCAAGCTCTTTTTCCGATGCTTTGCGCATACCCTTAGCAGCTTCAATGGCAGCCGTTGTATTACCAGACATACCACTTACAAAGTCCTTACCACCCTTATCTCCAGCTGAAGAAGCCTGGCTGTCAAACTTATTAAGCTCCTCAACAGCAGAATCTACCATTGACTTAGCAGCATCTACCATTTCCTGAGTTACAATATCTGATCCACTCTCAACAGCTTCCTTGAGATTTTGATAGTTGGTCTCCATATCAGATACTTGTCTTTCAAGACTTTCTCTAGTTCCACTCTCAGCTGTTATAAAGTCATTCTCCATGTTCTCAAGGGCTTCTGCTATCTTGTCAACATCTCCACTAATAATTGCGCTTGATAAGCCCTCATAGTTCTTAATTGTATTCTGGTATTCAATATATTGTTCTTCAGCATTGAGGTAAGCTGTCTTAGACTCAACCATAGCCCCTTTAGTGCCATTGATTTTATTAGTCAGTGTTACCAGCTCATTTCCATACATCTCAGCAGCTGTTGCTGAAGATACTGCAAGTCCTTCCTGATTAGCCCACTCTTCAGCTGTCATACTTTGGACAGATGCAAACTTAGTTTCTAAGTCTGCCAGTTCTGACTTGTTCTGATTATAGATACTAAGAGCTGATGCATATGAGCTGAGAGCCTCTTCCTGATTCTGAATTGCAGTAGTATAAGCCTCTTCATTAGCTGAGAGTATAGCTTGAGCTTTTTTAGTTTCTATCAGTTCTTCAAGGGCTGTTTTTTCGTCCTTGTAGTTTTGAATAACTCCATCTACAAGCTCCATTTCAGTTCCAAGAGCATCATTAAGAGTAGTTACTATAAAGTTGGCTCTCTCCTGATAAGCTTGGTTAACCTCTCCAGCTGAGTTGGTATAACTATCAAGCTCTTCTGCAAGCTTCTCATAATAGTCATACTCATTGTCTATAGCCTTAAGACTCTCTGACCTTGCATTTTGTACCTCATCATATGCATCTATCATGTCATAGATTTTATCTATCTCTTCCTGTTCTTTACTGGTCAGAGTCTCTATATCACTTGTATAACTTTTAGTGTTTGCAGCTACTAATATGATTGTAGATGCAAGTGCTGCCACTCCAGCTGTCACTAAGCCTATAGGTGTAGCCATCTGAGCAGCGTTAAGAAGTAACTGAGCTGTCTCAGCTGCTTCAGTTGCTGCTCTAAGTGCTGCAAACGTGCTTATCATAGTTCCTATCATTGACACAAAGCTTGCAAGCTTAGAAGCTACGAAAGTGACGGCTAATATAGTTCCAATGTTCTTTATAGTTTCTTTTATCGTATCAAAGTTTGTTATTATAAAAGTTATTCCACTCTTGGCAAACTCTATAACATCTTTAATCTTGTCTTTTATCTGAGGAGCGTTATCTTTAACCGACTTAAGGATACTTTTAGCACCATCCTCAATAGTAGATATCAGTTCTTCAATCTCAGGTTCATACTCAGTAAGCATAGAACTTATCTCTGATCCTACGTCAGCCCTTACTCCTTGCCACGCAAGTTTTATCTTATCCACTCCATCCAGAGTTTCTTCATAAGTGTTCTCAACGTTGCCCTGATAGTCACTCATAGCATCACTTAAGTCATTGAAGTCAAGTCTTCCACTCTTACAAGCTTCAGCTATAGCTGGACCTGCTTTAGTTCCAAACAGTTCCATAGCTGCTACAGTAGCTTCTGAAGTACTATCTGCGCTCTCCATAGCCTCCTGAAGCTCAGATAGAGTATCTGCTGTAGATTTACCTTCTTTAGCTGAATTAGCAAGAGCCTTCTTAAGTGCTGCCATGACAGTTTCAGCATCCACTCCTGAAGTCTCAAGTTTACCCATAAAAGTTACAGCCTCATCTACATTAAGGTTCATATCCTTAAGAGAAGCTGCATTAGTGGTTAATGAGCTTGCTAAACTGTCTACTGATGCCCCGGTTTTCTGAGAAGCTGAATTAAGAAGATCAAGCAAATCTCCAACATTTTCAGACTCAATACCCCAGGCTTCACACGCACTCTGAACTGAATCAATGCTTGAGACTACGTCTGTATTATTTAAGTCTGCAAACTTGATAAACTTAGTAGATAAGTCCTCAAGCTCCTCTCCAGTAAGTCCAAACTTTGTATTTATTTCACCTATGGCACTTCCAGCTGTTTCAGTGTCAGTAATAACTGACTTCATAACATTGCCATAACTTTCTGTTAAACCTTCAAGAGCTTCATTACTTGCCCCGGTCTTAGCTACTATAATGTCATACCCATTGTCAAACTCTTGATAAGCCTCATAAGCACTCTCAGCAAGGTCTTTAAGCCCTGATATAAGTACCTTGATACCTGAAGATATGAGGTCAGCCATAACCCCCTTCATGACTGTAAAGCCATCTCCCAGGTTAGCAGAAGCTTCCTCAGCTTCTTCCATAGAATCTACTGAGTCTTCAGTTTCATCTGCAAATTTACCAGTTTGGTTTTCGCAATCAGTCAAGTCCTGATTATAACTCTTTATCTCTTTCTCAGTATTATTGATGGCTGCTTTCATGTTGTTTATAGAGATTTTAACCTTATCAGCTTCTGCTGAGTTTTCTCCATAAACTTCTTTAGTCTTCTCATACTCTTCCTCTAAGAGTGATAGTCTTGTCTTTTGAGAGTCTAAT